GTAGACAACACTTCAGACTCTGCTAAGCCTATTTCAACTGCAACACAAGATGCTCTAGATCTAAAGGCTCCACTTGCAAATCCAACATTTACTGGTACTGTATCAGGTGTTACAAAATCAATGGTTGGACTTTCAAATGTTGATAATACATCAGATGCTAACAAGCAGATTTCAACAGCAACTCAACAAGCTTTGGATCTAAAGGCTCCAATTGATTCCCCTACTTTTGCAGGAACAGTATCAGGTATAACAAAGGCAATGGTTGGTCTTGCTAATGTAACAAATACAGCAGATGCTGACAAGCCAGTTTCAACTGCTACACAAACAGCACTTGACCTAAAGGCTGATATTGAATCCCCTACGTTTACAGGAAGTGTAATTATTCCTGATCTTACAGTAAGTAATGACCTTGTAGTTGAAGGTGACTTAACTGTAAATGGAACTAACTTTGCAGCAAGTGCAACATCAATTACCATTGAAGACAATATGGTACAACTTGCACATCAAAATGCAGCAAATACGGTAGACCTAGGTATTGTTGTATCTTACAACGACGGTACAGGAAAGCACGCAGGTATCGTTAGAGACGTATCTGAATCTAAGTGGAAGCTATTTAAGGATGTATCTACAGAACCATCAACTGTAGTGGCTTTTGGTGAAGGTTCACTTGATGCTCTTGCAGTAGGTGCACTTGAGGCAACATCACTTACAGTAGGAGATGTTTCAAATACAGAAATTGGATACCTTGAAGGTCTTACAGGATCAATTCAAGAACAACTTTCTTCAAAGCTTGGAGCTACAGCTGCAGGTTTTATATATGCACCAATTGCTTCACCTACCTTTACAGGAACAGTTTCTGGAGTTACAAAAGCGATGGTAGGACTTGGAAATGTTGACAATACTTCAGATGCAAATAAGCCAACATCAACAGCTGTTCAGGCTGAGCTTGATCTAAAGCTTGATATTACAGATGCAGAATCAACCTATGCACCTCTTGAGTCACCAACATTTACAGGCACTGTTGCTGGAATTACAAAGGCAATGGTTGGCCTTGGTGATGTAGATAACACAAGCGATGCTGATAAGGAAATTTCTACACTGACACAAGCAGCCCTTGATCTTAAGGCACCAAGTGAGTCACCAACATTTACTGGTACAGTAACTCTTCCAGCTAACACTATTTCACAATCTATGATGAATGATAGCTCAGTAGGAACTGCTGAACTTCAAAATCTAGCGGTAACAGCTGAAAAGCTTGCTGCTGATTCAGTTACAAATGAGAAGCTAAATGGTTCAATTGAATGGACAAAGCTACAGGTATCTTCAACAGTTTCTGCTACAGAGCTTGGATATGTTGATGGTGTTACATCTAGCATTCAGGATCAATTAGACGATAAGGCTCCTATTGATTCTCCTACATTTACAGGATCAGTCTCTGGTATAACCAAGTCTATGGTTGGTCTAGGAAATGTTGATAACACAGCAGACCTTGATAAGCCAATCTCTGATGATACACAGACTGCTTTGGATGCTAAGCTTGCTTCTGCAACTGCAGCTTCAACATACGCACCAATCGCTAACCCAACATTTACAGGCACTGTTTCTGGTATAACTAAGGCTATGGTTGGTCTAACCAATGTCAATGACACATCAGATGCAGATAAGCCAGTCTCAACTGCACAGGCTACAGCAATTGCAACTGCTAAGTCAGAAGCAATCGCAGATGCAACAGCACAGGTAAATGCAGTAATTGCATCAGCCCCAGCAGCACTTAACACACTTGACGAACTGGCAGCAGCACTTGGTGACGATGCAAACTTCGCAACAACAGTGACAACTAGTCTTGCAGCAAAGGCACCACTTGCCTCACCAACATTCACTGGAACAGTAACAGTTGCAGCAAATGGAGTTGCGTTTACAGACGGTACACAAACAAAGGCTGGCGTTCCATCACTTACAACTACAACAACTACAATCTCAGGAGCTTACAACCTTTCAACAGGTGGACTTACTCTTCGTGATCAGCTGGTTCAAATCTCAGGCGCACATACAGTTACAGTTCCAACAAATGCAACAACCGCATTCCCAGTAGGAACATCAATAAGTTTCTGGCAATCATCTGGAGCAGGTGGAGCAAGCTTTGCAGCAGCTGCTGGAGTAACGATATATGCAACTCCAGGAGCAATTCTAAGAGCTCTATATTCATCAGCAACACTTACCAAAGTAACAACAGATGCTTGGCTACTTATTGGAGACTTAAAAGCATAGTACTTATAAAAAAATAGAGTGCTAACTCTATACTAAAGATTTACACGCTCTCTATGAGCGTGTTTTTCTTTTTAAAGTATGTTATACTTAGGTACTACTTCAGAAAACATGAAGTACTCATATAATTTTACTTTGAAAGGTATATAAAATGTCAGAAAGTGTATTTTCATTTCGTTTGTCAGAAGAGTTTGTAAATAAATATCAGCTAATTCCAGCACCATTTGGATTCTCAGATGCAGGGTCTAACTCGTTGGGAGAAATCACATTTATTCGTACATACTCTCGTGTCAAGGAAGATGGTACAAAGGAGCGCTGGCATGAGGTATGTCGCCGTGTAATTGAGGGTATGTATTCAGTACAAAAGAATCATGCTAAAGATAACCGTTTACCATGGAATGACAATAAGGCACAGAAGTCTGCACAAGAAGCTTTTCAAAGAATGTTTGAATTAAAGTGGACCCCACCAGGTCGTGGTCTATGGGCATTTGGTACCCCTATGACTATGGAGAAGCGTAACTCTGCATCCCTTCAAAACTGTGCAATGGTTTCAACTAGAGATCTTGATCGCAATGATCCTGGTGCATTATTTGCTTGGGTGATGGATGCATTAATGCTTGGCATTGGAGTTGGATTTGATACTCTTGGACAAGACAAGAAGATGGCAATCTATGCACCTACAGAGCCAGAATCAACCTATGAAATCCCTGACACTCGTGAAGGATGGGTTGAGTCAGTTCGTATGTTGATCAACTCATTCCTACGTCCAAATCAATCAATTCAGCTATTCAACTATGACCTTATCCGTCCACTAGGTGCCCCTATTAAGGGCTTTGGAGGCGTTGCAAGCGGTCCAGCACCACTCATTGATCTCCATACACGCATTCGCAATGTAATTGGTTCTAGAGCAGGAGAGTTCTTGGATAGCCGTGCAATTGTTGACATTGTTAATTTAATTGGCACATGTGTTGTTTCTGGAAATGTTCGTCGTTCTGCTACTCTTGCTCTTGGAACACCAGAAGATAATGGTTTTATTAATCTTAAGAATCCAGAAGTATTTCCAGAGCGCAACTCATATGATCCAGAAAAGCCAGGTTGGGCTTGGATGTCAAACAACTCTATTGCAGCAGAGGTTGGAACAAAGTACGATGACTATGTTGATTTAATTGCAGATAACGGAGAGCCAGGATTTATTTGGCTTGGAGTTGCAAGAGATTATGGTCGTCTTGCAGATGCACCAGACTATAAGGATTCCCGTATTATGGGATTCAATCCTTGTGCGGAGCAGCCATTAGAATCATACGAATTATGTACACTTGTAGAAGTACACTTAAATCGTCATGAGTCTAAGGAGGACTTCCTCAAGACATTGAAGTTTGCATATCTTTATGGAAAGACTGTAACTCTTATGCCAACCCATTGGCCAGTAACAAACGGTATCATGCAAAGAAACCGTCGTATTGGTACATCATTGACAGGTATTGCTGCATTTGCTGATCAGTATGGTTTGCCAACTACCCGTGAATGGATGGACGAAGGTTACACAACTATCCGCAAGTATGACCATCAGTATTCAGAGTGGCTATGTGTTCGTGAGTCAGTTCGTGTAACAACAGTCAAGCCATCAGGATCAGTATCACTTCTGTCTGGTGCAACTCCTGGAGTTCACTGGGGTCCTGGAGGAGAGTTCTACCTTCGTGCTATTCGCTTTGGTAATCAAGACCCAATGCTACATCTTTTCAAAGCTGCAGGGTATAAGATTGAGGCAGACTTAGTATCAGCAAATACCTCAGTAGTATACTTCCCAGTTGCATCAGGGCATAAGCGTGCTGAGAAGCAAGTAAGCCTATTTGAGAAGATTGGTTTGGCAGCAACTGCTCAGAAGTACTGGTCAGACAATGGTGTTTCTGTAACACTATCATTTGATAAGGAAACAGAAAAGCAGTTTGTGGCTCCAGCACTTAATATGTATGAAGGTCAGCTAAAGGCAGTGTCATTCCTTCCAATGGGAAATAAAACTTATCCACAGCAACCATACACAGAAATATCAAGAGAAGAGTACAACGCATACGTTGGAACAATTGGCAAGATTGATTGGTCTGCTATTTATGATGGAGTAGAAAATCTTGAAGCAGAAGGTGAAGCATATTGCTCAACTGATGCTTGTGAGATTAAACTGTATTAATGGTAACTAGTGGTACACATTAGCATCATTATGGTATACTTATGGTTATGAGTCAAACAAATAATCCATTAATTAATCAAAACACTGGTTTGCCAATTGTTGGAAACGTACGTAAAAAGGTAATTGAAAAGAACTACGACTGGGGACTATATGTCTATAAAAAGGCAAGTGGTCGTTGGTTTACTGACGGCAATGGAAACGTTCTTAACATTGAGTCTATGCGTGGCGATATTTCAAAGATATCTGAACTAAAAAATGCAGCAAAGCACTACGGTGATCCAGGAGATGGAGAAGCGATCTTTGTTCCTGGGCTTACACGCATTTCAGAAGAAGAGCATTCAGAGCAACTTGATCGCATGGTCAATGGCTTAATTCCTTCTAAGAATGACCTAGGTGCTTGGAAAGCTGCAAAGGATACACTTAATACACATGGAAGAGAAGCTTACGAAAATGGATAATGAAGAGTATCAGTATATCTCTGCAAGTTTAAACACGCAAGATGAAAAAGAAAATCTTTTTAGAGATCAAGACCCATTCAATAAGTCATGGGAGATGCTTAAAGATTTTTCTGGACTAGAACAAAACTTTCGCCGTAGAACAGCAAGAAACCTTAATAAGTTTGCAGATGTAAATAATGCAGGATATCTAGATTCTGCAAATGTTACACCATCAGGTGTAGATGCTTCATCAAAGCAGATTAATCCTGGAACGGTATACAGAAATGGTTACGGACTATTTGACGTAATTACTCCTCCATATAATCTATATGAACTTGCAAATTTTTATGATACATCTTTTGCTAACCACGCTGCTATTGATGCAAAGGTTGCAAACATTGTTGGACTTGGATATTCATTTGAACCAACAGATCGTACTATGCTTTCTTTTGAGGGTAAAGAACAAAGCGCTAC